TGGTATATACATCATTTGTGGATGATGTTGGGGTTCGGATTCATCGTAGTAGAAGTTATCTCCTTCATTACCGTTATCTTTGTCCGCAGGCATTAGATCGATGTCCGGTTTATATTCAATTGGATTTCCTATATCGGTTTCCATATTTAAATATAATTAATTTTATTCTTTTAAGTATCTTCTTCGTCGTCGTCCTCGTCATCATCAACGACGAATTCTTTCAAGTTACCATTTTCGTCTTCTTCGTCGTCGCTATATTCACTTTCTTCGTCTGAATACAACTCATCTTCGGTGTCTATATCAGACCCCATGTCAGTGTCATATTCATCTTCCTTGTAATCGTCAATAAAAGATTCTTCGGTGGCTTTAAACAATTCGGGCTTTTTGGTGTTTCTTCCAGATCTAGTCTTATAAATCATATATAATTAATAAATTCTATTGTTTAAGTATCTTGGATTAAAAGGTTTTTTATTGGCTATCGCACTTTCTAATATCTGCTCTTCTATTTCGTAAGCTATTTCCATGGCCAATTCTTGTATTTCTTCAAATACGTCATATTCGTTGTAAAGACCTATGTCTTCTAAATGATCAAGAGATTTATACAAATATTTTGAAGATATATACGGATCTTCCAAATTTTCTTTAGATAAATTTAAATTTTCCAAGAAAAAACTAAAAGATTCTTTATCTATGCCCGAGTACTTATATGATCTTTTCACAAGTTTGTCTATAAAGGGTGTATCGTGTTTATTGTCATACAATTTAGCCATGATATATCCAACAGTTCCTAAAAATATCAAAGACATCTTAATTATGTAAATTATTTTTTTTTCAATAAATTAAATATTTTTGGTGTCAATTTAATTTTTATGTTATTTTTGCAAGAACATTCCTGTGTAATAAAATTTTGAACAATTTTAAAAGTTATACATTTTTCATGGTTTGATTTAATATTATGACAATATGTTGCATTTGTAAACACTGTGTAACTCGTCTTGTTACGAACAACCTTTATGAGCTTGGTACAGTTATTACCCGGGTAATACTTTCTTATGAATAACTCCAACTCTGGTTTGATTTCCGGGTTCATGGGTTCAACTTTTGGTGGTGGTTTTATCTCTGGACATTTCACCTTTTCTGGATATAGCATGTCTTTTAATTTTGCAGTTAATAAATACCTTTTACCTATGAAATCTTTACAAAATCCACACTTTCTCTCTCGAATGGTTTCGCATCTACAAAAACATTTTTGTGCAATCATATCACCGGATATGTAAAACCATATATGATTAGAACCATGCCGTCTTCCAAGATTCTCACAATAGTGAGATGTTGTTGAAACAAGAAATTGATTGTTATGTTTAAAAATTTTAGTAATCCTCGCGTCACCCTGTCCTTCTAGATTATTTTGTACAAACTCTTCAATTTCACCCATTAAAAATTCATCGTGCACTTCATCCTTCATTTCAGTTTTTGAAAAATTACCCTCTTTTATGGCTTTTGAAGGTGGTTCTACATGAATGTGTTCAGTTGAATCGGTTCGAACTGTTGCCATTTTCATGATATCTACCGTAGGTGTCTGATCTATACTCATAAGACCCGTAAATCCACCATGCACAAATACGGGTAGGTAAGCGACCTGTATAGCTTTACCAGTCTGTTTACACTCTGCACACCCCTGACCACCACATGGGTCATGTTTCCCCTTTTTATGTGAAAATGGCATTCTAAACCCACTTCCTTTAGATCCACGTGTAATGTCACCATAGACTGCCGAATCGATGATCTCATTCCAGTCTATAGATCCCTTTGCCGTGTAAAGTGCAACTAATATATGTTCACGAAGAGCTATCGCCGATTTTTGATTTACAACAAACCCCGGCCAATTTAAGTGAATTCCCGTTTTCACTTTGTTTTCAATTTTTTTGGGTGGTGCCACACAAATAAGACACTCCTTTCCACAATATCTTTTGACTTTTGTGCATATGACTTTGCATATGTCTTTTATTTCATCGAGGGAAAGGGCATCTTCACCTTTGAAATCTATATCTACAAAAAAGTTATATAAATCTGTTTTTTGCTCAACAACGAATAACTTTTCACCACTTTTTACCGCCGAAACGTACACTTCATAAAATTCATTCAATTTATCAAATGGGATTGAAAGGACCCCGCCATCCATGAGTACATGTGATAAATTGCGACGATTGCATACATTGTTTTTTCGACACCAGTTCTTAAACATACTTACCTTATTAACGATCTTCTTCTCTATACCATCGCATACAAGAAACATCTGGATATTCCTTATTTTCTGAAAGATCTTTTTTAATAACCAACAATTCATAAACAGTTTTATTTTTTATATTTTCTATATACTTATCCGCTTCATCTTCATAATATCCCCTGTTATTCAACAGTAATTTTCTAACCTGTGATAAAATGTAGCTCTTAGACTTCATTATTTAATACAAAATTTTTTTCTATTGAGAGAAGTTATGCACGAGTAGAATTCGGGGTTTTTGATTACATTGTTCACAATCAAATCCCATCTCTTTCTCGTTGCAAATTCTTCGAGTGTATCAAAACTGATGTAATCATTTTCATCGTGTGATTTTTTAATTGGTTGTTTATTTAATTTTTTTATACTTGTTCTGTACTTTTCTTCGTAAAATTTATTAATTATTGCACTTTGTTCATTCCTTTTATAGTCGACAAAGAATACAAAAACATTATAAACTAAATCAACAGTTGGACTTTCTTTGACGGTAAATACATAATGTGTATATTCACCACTTTTCAAATTAACAATTCCCCTCGTTTCTTCTTCGAGTTCCCTCAGAGCACACTTCAAAGGATTATTAATTTCCCTTCTTCTACACCCTCCGGTCACAAATATCCAGTCTTTAAATCTTTTATCCCTTACCGTGAGAAATTTTGGTTTTTCGTCAGCGAAGCTGACTGGTATCGCTATTGCCTTGTATTTCTTCATTGCTCATTGGCAAGTTATGATAGCTGGATATCATTATTCTTCGGATTTTTCCCCGGAAGCCTCTAGTTCGCTAACTTCCTCTTCTACCTCTTTGATAGCGTTGGAATTTTGTTTTCTTATCATACTCTCCTGAACGACGAGATGATTCATCATCTTAGAAGAGAAACCCTTGACACCATTGAGTTCTTCCTTGGTCTTGCCCAATTCTCTAAAGAGAAATGTAGTAGCGGCGACACAAGCAACAATAGCGACAATGAGCATAGTTTCACGATCAATTGGAATCATAATTATTATTTATATTTCGAATCATCTTTTTAAGCAGTTGAATAGATAGCACCCATCTGAACTCTGTTACTTACAGGACAGTCGTACGGTTCTTGTCCAAATTGAATGGAGTTATAGTGTGTATTTTCACAATTTCGATTTGTTGGGGGTGTCGCCGTTTTAGGCTTTTGGCCGACCTTCGTGGGCTGACCGATGAATTTTTCTATCACCCTGGACTTGGGATCGTACGTAAGCACGAATACGACCGCCAAAAAGAAAACGTTGTTCCAAAACATTGTGTTTATTTACTATTAATAAACAGAATGTTTGTGAGTAAAAATTAATTTATGAAATGGATTATTTAGTTGGAATACATGAGACCACCCATACCGTTTTCAATACGGAGGATGTTGTAGTTGATCGCATACACGTCTTGGCTAGAGAGCGCCTTTTCGTTCACGATGCGAGCAGAATCGAGGCGAGAGAAATTCAAAGAGCCCGTCGGCTGAAGCTTGGAAACATCCAAACAGAGTGGGTAGAGGAACATGTGACGACCAACCGAAGCATCCATGGAAGACGTGTGATAGTACGCCGGAACTGTGGTGTAGGCCGGGTCAGCAAACTTGTAGTCACTGACATCCGTGCCGTTGATTTGCAATTTCAAACGGTTATCCGCGGCGACACAGGCAACTTCGCCACTACCGAGGCGTGTAGCGGACACAAGTGCCTTGATCGGGTGGTTAAAATTGAGTTCCTGGATTCTGGCACTCGACGCAATAGCCTTTTGCACTTGGGTGATGATCATATTTTGTGGTTGGGAAGCGAACATAGAACGTTCTTCTGTGTCGAGGTAGGCGTAGTTCGCATAGCATTCCCAACGAAGTCCGTCAGTCTTCGCACTAGAACCCCACGTAATACGCAATTCGACGTCGTGGTACTGGAGGCCGACCAATGGGATGGCGGACTGCCAGTTTTCACAGAAAGTGAAGCGCAATGGGTAGAACTTAGAGGTACCAGAAGAACCACCAAACATGTCACCTGAAACAGACTTGGAAATGTTACCAGCCATAATTCTCGGGGCAATGTCCCGCGTAAATACATTATCATGTTCATCAATTACTTGACCACCGATGAGAAGTTCAACCTTGGATATGTAGTTATCCCAGGCAGCCGGGGCAATTTCGGCAACGGACGCACCGTCGGCTGCAACCGGGGTAAGGTAGACGTAACCTAAGAGATCACCCTTGCGTTCGAACCGCACCGTAGACATACCATTATCAGAAACATTCCCCTGGATCACCTGACGTTCCACGGTTTGAGAGAAGTTTGTGTGACGCTTGTAGGTCGATCGAAAGAAGCTTACTTCCGGTTGACCGACCAGGTGCGCATCCTGGGCACCAATCGCAACAAGTTGGGCAATACCACCAGACATTTTATATTATACTAAGAGTTTATTTTTTTTAAGTAATGTCTGATATCTTTACTATCTCAACCTTTCCATGTGGATCTGTATGTGTACCAAATGATGTGCCGCCATAAGCACCCGGATTTGCGTTATAGTCGATGTCTCCCACGCCAGCAAGGGTTCCGTCGGTCAATTGATCACGGAAGGCAGGGACATCAGTTTGTGTGACGGTTTGTGCGGTAAGTTTAGACGCCCGGAGGTGCGCCGATGGGAAGTCCACAATGTGGGTCGCCATTTCTATTATAGGGGGAGAAAAGTCTTATGGTGTTGGTGGCGTGGGCCATATGGGGTTAAATGGGTTAGTCGCCACTCCGATTTTATCCTGAACATTAATATTGTTCGTCAAAACCGTTGCATTCTCAATTATTAACTGTCCAGCGGGTGTCCCTATAGACATTTAATATATGAGGAGGTTTTTATTAAAGTGTGTATAATTATTATTGTAATAATTCTTCTATTTTAGCTTCGAGGCGTTCCTTGTCCTCTATAAGTTTTTGAATAGCCCCATACATTGCGGCATATATTTGATCTGGATTCAAAAATTTCACATCATCTATACCATATTTATGATCAACTGTTGTGATTGCTTTTGGGATGACTTCTTCAACCTCTTGAGCAATCCAACCAACAACATTTTTATCTCGTACACTTTCTACTTCGTCCTTCCAAGAAAAGCGTCTAAGTTTAAGGGTTTTAACCAAATCGTAGCATTTATCCAAATCGGCGTCTTCTATATTGTCCTTTAGTCTCATATCAGACGTTGTATCCCAACTACCACCGCCAGTCTTAGCAGCCGTACCATTAACTTCAAGTGTAAATGATGTAGAGCTCGTACCTATACCCACGCTGGATGTTGTATAGATCTGATCGGTCGTGAGGACCTTATAACTTGGTAACTCATACACACGGACGTGACCGGCGTTCGAACCATTTCCGTCATTATAAATCGCCCCAATGGCCATAATAGAACCATCGGAAGAAAGAGAGACGGAATAACCAGACCGGTCATCCGCCGCCTCACCGTCGATGTCCCCTCCTAGTTGCACCCA